GCAGGGTTACAGTAACTACACCCAAAATTGCATGTGCGATCAAAAGCGATTTCAAGCGTTTGTAAATCCACATCTGTGCTGGCTGGCTGAGCGAATGCATCTCTTAAGTCCTTGTCTGAATATATAACTGTTTTGTAAACTCTATCACTTATGTTGTCTCTTCCAATGTCTTCTATTTTCCAACAGTACTCGCAACCGGCGGGCCGTTCTCCGCGTTGCATCTGTTCGCGTTCCATTTTTTTCTTTTGTGTGTTGTGTATGGCTTTGGGGTTTGTACGAATCTCGTTGATGTCTATTTGATGTGGCAAGGGATGGTGACAACTGGTGGTTTGACCCGATCCCAGCCATACAGTGGCGTTGTACCATTTCGCGCCGCAGAAGCTTTCACTCTTGATGTCAATTACTCTGCGTCGATATTCTAAATCTGTTTCTTTATGTATTTTTGGCATGGTATTCGCATTCTTTCCAAAATTCACGCATTTCGGGAAAAGTAGTTAAAAAATCTGTTTGACGTCTTTTGTCGTGCTCGTTGAAGAAACGATAAAAGTCTGCACGTTGCAGTTTAACATAGTCGGGGTCCAACTTGCAACCTTCCTGCATCCATGCTATGTCTCTGCGTAGGCGTTGTACTTCGTAATCTTTGAATCCGTGAAATGGATCTTCTGCTGTTTCTAAACGCAGTTCCATCCAGTCAGCCACACGTTCTAACACACCCACATACACCGGTGGCAGTATTTGTAAACTTTGCCATGTGGGTGTACGTAGCAAGGGAGTATCAAACCAAACACGTTGGTATGTGGTACTGTGACGTTTTCTTAAATCCAGTATCCATTGCAGTTGACGTTGTAGACCCAGCACAGTTAAATTATTCATGGTGATGATGAATGTTAGACTGTTGCGATAGGGAACTTCTGTCAAGTATCTGTTGACATATTCATGTAGTCGATTCATATTCAACCCGTGTCGGATATATTCTGCATGTTTGATGTTGCCAGAATCCAAGCTGACATACTGCATGAAATGTTCTATCTGTGTTGTACATAACTGTTTTACATAGCCCAAATATCGTTCAAACAGCACCGGTTCCACACTGAAGTTGCTGGTGACATTTAAATGCAAATCGGGTTTTGGCATGGCCAACACATAATCAAACACTCGATAAGTGTTCCGATCCATTAGTGGTTCACCACCGGTCATTCTAAAGTGTCGCAGTTTGGGATACAGTTCTGGCCACCAACGCCAAAATGCATCTACGTAAGGATTATCTTGACTAGCTGGTATAGGTCTATTACGACCCACAAAGTGGCTAGGATCATTATGGACACGACTAGTAGGGAAACCGCCCCACCGATCAACCTCAGCTTGCCAGGTGCTACTGAATTGGGGGCTACAATAACTACAAGCCAAGTTGCAGGCATGATTAAAATTAACTTCCACATAACTAGGTACAACATCTTCGTCTCCTCGAGAGTTTTTGATTGCTTCGTAATGTTCTACGGCCCAGGGTTCGCTGGAACGATAATGTCTATCGCTCAATTGCCCATGTGCTTCTATGTTCCAACAATAACTGCATTCACTGGGTTTTTCATTTTTCAACATGATGATGCGTTGAGATTTTTTATACTCGGTGTTGTGTAATGCACTGGGATTATCTTGTAACACCGAGGCATCTATTGGATGCAAGGGAGGATGGTAACATGAATTGTTGAGACCGGTGGGAAGATGTAGACTCACCTGTTGCCATTTGGCCAAGCAGAGTGAGTTGCCAAGTTTTGCTTGCATCTGCTCCGCAGCAGACATAAAATCACTTTTATTTGTCAAGATATAACTCGTTTATAGTTGCGTTTGGTCCATACCGATTAAATATATCCCAACTAAAATTAAAGTATTCATTATCATATTTGTTTAATTCATATTCCATAAAATTTACAAATTCTTGATCATTGGCAATTTCAGCGTATCCCAACTCAACTGGATATTTTTCATAGTATGCATGATGCCAGCTGACAGTTGCCCAAGCAGAATTTAATTCTTCTGGTACATTGTATTTTGACATCTTTTCCATTGTTTCTTTTTTATGGTCAGGAAGCATGTCCTCAACTGTCAAAATATTAGGCCAATTTGGATCTTTAATATTATTATAAGTAGTCAACATACAATCTTGATTTACTAATTGTACTTTTTGTTTGTATAAGTTATTACCATTCAACCACCACTCTCTTCTTAGACTTTTTTTAAAATCAGAATTTATCATAATTACTTTTTTAGGATTTAACTGTTCATTGATGTGAGAATAATTTAAACAATGTGTTAGTATAAATTCTTGATTTACTTTTACTTTTTCTAATAGATACCTAAATTCAAATTTTTGATCTGTGAACTTATTATCATATGTTATATCAGGGGTTAGGTATTCTTTACCTGTAAGATATCTAAGATAACGATTACCCCCGGCTCCAGGATAAAAAGCAATTACAGTAGGTTTATTCACGAACCATTGGTCCCAAATTTTTAAACTGCGATTTGTAATGATGTTTAAAGAATCTGCTGGCCTCTGCCGACAGGTCTACAATAGGCAATCCCAATTTGCGACGTAGTATGTCTCCTAGTTCACTGCAACGATCAGCATCTTGATCTTCCTTGCTGTTGTTTTCCCAAATTTTTTCTAATACAGAAAAATCCTGCACTTTTTTATAATCCCAATCGGTCAGCATGGTCATGTAAGTACCTGTTCTAGCACCCAATATACTATAAAAACCGTTGTCAACATCAAGGCCTACCGTTTGCCATATGCACAAATGATCATAGTTACGATTGTGTACCCGGCGTTCAAATTCTTGCAAGCTGGGTTTGGCACCACGATCCAAGCACATTTTAACACCTTCACGAAATCCAGCTCGCCATGCTTGAAATGGTGAGGCATTGGGGTAAGTGGTTGAATAGCAGTCCGACATAGCCCAATAATTGGGGTAAAAACAAAACTCCACATCATTTTCTGCGGCACCATCAGTGGCCTCGTGTGTACACATAGTCTCCACAAACTCTTGTGTCCAACAGCTGACGCCACCGTTGCCGTACATGAGTCCATTGATGTGATTTCTAGCCCGCCATCTAAATACACAGTCTCGATTGGCATCGTTGAGTGCCAACTGTAAATTAAAAAAATCAGGATCGGGAATGTTGTCGCCGTCAATTAATATAAAACGATCAGTATCGCTGGCTCTAGCAGCGGCCTTGTGTGCTGCATCTGATCCCTTGACTCCGTCCACTCGTTTTGCCCATGGTATCATGTTTTGGATTCGAATCCAATTGATTTCTCGGTTGGGCTCATCATAGGTTAAAAAAATGCAGTCTAAATCTGCAACATCAATGATTTCTGTGGTCATAATATTCTGTTTCTGTGTAGGATTCGCCCGGCTCTAAAACAATGCCAGCGTGGTTTTTCACTGTCCGGCTGCCGGCAGTGGATTTAGTTAATTTTACACTATAGCTGGCACTTTTGTCTATCTTTGTCAATTGCCCTTTGACTACACAATAATCAAAGTAACGTTCGTATTCGTCTTTTGATACCACAACGTGGGCAGAGGTTTCGGGATGATCCACCATGCTGCACATGACGATCTCACCTGATTCGTTGTAGTGCAATCTATATTCAATTTCAACCGCAGGAGCAGGGCAGATTAAACTTTCGACTTCCGCCCAAAAATCACGTTCTTCTTGATTCATAATATTCTGTTAACTCTCTAGTAGCGTAGGTTTTGTCATGATAGTGTACAGGATGATATTGATTCAAATTATTAATACGTACAACATCTCCGTCACGTTCATGCACCACTGTGTCTAACCAACTTTGTGCGTCACTCCAGCCGTTGAAGCCCGACTTCATGTGTACAAAATTTATAAAGTCCATGGTGGGCATGGTGACAGAGTCTGTGCCCACTGTCAATGCGGCAATGGCGTATATCACATCTGTGCTGGGGGTTTCATCGTTGCAGTTCTTCAATTGCTCTTGATAAAATTCCCAATGCTGTGAAATTAATTGAGCTGTGTTGAAAAAATCTGCGGCCTGTCTTGAATATCTAAAATACATCAAGCCGTTGTACACATCGGGTAAATTATTTTCATCAAACAACTGTCGATATTTTCTTACACCAGATATTATGCCGCGATAGTTTTTAGCACCGGTGCTGAGACAAACATCGCGTAATCTAAATGCGGTCCACCAGTGATCTATGCTTCGTGTAAACAACAGATCGCTTTCCAACTTGACAGTTTCTTTAAACGGAGTAAGAGTAAACACTTGGCACTCATTGGCAAATTTTCCGTTGCCGTAGACCTCATCGTAATCCTGTGGCAGCTCAACAATGTAATCAAAAGTGTTGCAGTGACGGTCTTCTACTAGAGCACGAGTTTTAGCATCCACTATGACAGCATAACTGTTGTTCTTTTGTGTGGCCTTGACATTCAAGCACTGTAGGTAGGCCAGTTCTAGGTAATTTACATCTTGTGTATTTTGTGCAAAGGTAACGAATCCCTGCTGTTCTTTATGCCGACTCACACACAGTCTCCACTAGTTGTTGAAAATCATCGCTTTGTAAATATTCTTTATCCATGACATGTATATTACTGCGAGGTACAACTATTGCGTAGTCTCGGTGGTGAATTCTAATTTGCGAATCCGCCAGCGTCATCCGTTCTATCTTCTCATCCACTGTGAACATGCTCCAAGGAATGCCTTGCAATGCATTCACTGTGTACCCGTTCAATATTATATTGGCTATGGCAAAAGCATAATCATTTCTATAACTTGTCTCGTGTATACTGTACAACTGTTTGTAGTAAGAATAGTTTCTTTGTACACGTCCGATTAAATCAAAAAACAGTCTAGCACGTTCACTGCGTCTAAATAGCACCACAGTGGCCCAAACAAATGGCAAAGAATTCACTCCCATGACGCTGGCGTCTATGCCCTTTGCTGTTCTATTCACATGCATCAATTGGTAATCAAATTCTGTACTCCACAGTTTTGATATGCTGTGGTCCAGCACTAGATAATCGGTATCCAACAACACAGTTTCATCATAGGGCGATAGTTGGTATGCCAGGTATCTACCAAAATTACGCCATTCCACTGAACGATTGTTCAAGTCGTTGCGAACATTGCCGGCAATGGCATCAATTCTTATGATTTCATCGTATGCAAATTTGGGGTCAGCAGAGTGGTCAGTGATCAGTGTAATGGGCAACTGTAAATGCTGTGTAGTTAATCTACTAGAGCAATCTGCTATGGCAACATAATCCACTGTAGCAGTGTTGAATGCAAATACCACTACTCCTCTAGATTTTTCGTATTTTTTTAAGGTGTGCATGTTGTTGGTGCCATGTGTTCATCACTTGTTGATAGTGTTGGCAAATAATTTTATAAAATTCTTTACGATCGGCGATGTGTATGGGATTGTGATAAACATCTTCAATATACATGTCTTGACCTCCGTCCCACGGCCAAATGTCCTGTGTGCCCTGCCAGGCATACACAAAAGCAATTAATTCCTGTGTTACCAAAAATAGCCCACCATTGAATGGTACATGCAGATCAGTTAAGATCTTTTCACGTAAAATTTGCCTATTGATTTGATAGTCAGTTGCTCGACGAACTTCGCTGGTGAGTTTTTCAATTTCATTCATAGTGAAATTATAGCAGAAAAAGCCAAAGGAATCAATACTTTTGGTTGATCCGATTAGCCTATAGTGGGAGTGCCCCACACATTGGTTAAATATGTGGATTCTGGAGGAGTAATATCCACTCTACTGGTGAGATTCAAACTTATTGTGTCGTCCCAAGTGTGGTCTGCCACATAATAGGCAATTCTAAAATTAACTTGGTATCCATTTGCACCCGAGGTAGTGTCATTGCTGTTGGTATACAAGCCAATTGACGCAGCATCGGCTGTGTAGGCCGCGCCTGTATCTGTTACCTGTATAATAGGGGTATTGGTTGCGTAGACAATATTTCTATATCCAAACGCAGTATTATTGGTGTTTAATGTAATACCTGTACCCGACCTGCCGGTGTTGGTGGTGTTTCTCACTGTGACTCCGCCCAATCCTGTGATTAATCTTGCCAAACTTGAACTGGAGCCCGATCCATTACTGGTGTTGGTGCCTACTACCAGAGTCAGTTGTCCGCCGGCATTGAAAAAATATCTAGCAGCTTGAGTAGTAGCAAAAGATACAGTACGATCCACATAGGTATTAACACCTGTGGTACTTGAAACCGCTAGACTAAATGTTGATCCAGTTATAGTGGTTCCTTGTGCATAGTACGAGGCTGCACTGGAGTATGCCGAGTTGATTTGTGAAGCAAGGGTACTTAAATAGTCTATGCGAGAGCCAGCAGTTGTGGCACTGATGCCCGAACCTGATGCAGTTTGATGTATTCTAACATTGTTCAATGTGTTGATCAAGGAAGCCCACTGAGCAGCTGTCACTACACCGCCGGCCGACACAGTGGATAGTGCAGTTTGACCATAGCCAACAGCTCCCGATCCAGTGCTCCAAACAGTGTTTAACTGATTTGAGCCATTTATAAAGTTATTATAATCTGCGGCTTGAATCAAGCCGCCCGATGCATACGTCATTTTTATTCCTTACGAATTTAATTGTACTATAGCTTCAATAACGCCCGGGCCCAAATCCAGTTTGTCAACCAATGCACGGCCTATGACGTTCCATGCGGTAATTTCATCACGTGCACCAGCACGTGCTCGACCATTTCCAGCCGAAACCAATCTGTCACCCTTGTGTATTATGCCTGTGACTTGAACAGGCACCCGACCTTGCACCGCTACAGCGGGATGAGTCGCGTCTGTTCCTGCTGTGGCATTCATTAAATAAGCTGCTTGAGTACTTATGACCCCAAACACAGTTTCGCTTAATTCTTGATCCTCCACTGTGATTTCCGCGGTCCCGCCCAATGCCACTACAGTACCAGGCGACATGGGTTGATCTGCTGCAAATCTTTCTGCCAAGTCAGCGTATAGTGCTGAAGTTGATTTACCGTATAGTGTATTGAAATATTGTGTGGGACTACCCAAATTATAAGTGCCAGCAGCACTGGGTAACCAATTACCGCCGGGCATGTTGTAGTTTGTGCCATCCCAATACAAGTAGTAGGAATTGCTGCTTGACAAATATACCACACCCGTTGTTCCAGGAGTACGGTAACTGCGGAGATCACCGGCTATGGTTAGTCCGGACAATGTACCAAGTGATGTAATGTTGGTTTGACTTGCAGTGCTTATTGTACCCGTTAGTGTGGCGCCCGAGTTACCAATTGTAGCAGCATTTACGGTACTGGCGTTGACAGTGGTGGCATTAATAGTCGACAAACTGGAAATACCGGTGCTGGAAATGTTGCCACCAACAACAAGATTTTTATCTATAATAAATCCTGGTGCTATTGTAGTTTGCCCCAATACTGGTGTTGACACAGTGAATGCGGTTGACTCTGTGCTGACCACTGCTGCAAGTTTGTTGTTGACAACAACATTGCCCACATTATGTATCGCTGCCAGCGGGTCTGTCAAAGCATTGTTTATGAATTGTGTCACAGCTGCACCTGGAGGAATAGCTGGACCAATGGTGATCCAAGAGCTTCCACTGTATACATTCAATGTGCTGGCTGTGGAATTCCACCAAAGATCACCAGAAATAGCATTGCTTGGACTGGTACTGCCCGAGGCCGAATGTGCTATTTCTTTCCATGCTGTGCCGTTGTAAACTTTTAACACAGAATTGGTGGTGTCCCACCAAATTTGTCCTGTGATTGGGCTAACAGGAGCAATACTGTAGGCAAAATTTTCTAATAGTTTTATGAAATTTTCGTTTAAATAAAAACCATAACTGGATTTGTTTTTTCCAATTAAATTAACACTGGCAACCGCAGTGTTGACATCAACGTCTGGGCCGTTGGCTACACCATCAGCTAAGTTTAGTAGAGTAGAACCGTTTGTTTTTTTTAGACTATACGCCATAGAAAATTTCCATATTATTGTTATTTACCACGAAAAGTATATATAACCACCGCTACTTGATGCCGCAGTTGCACCACCGTTGTAATTGGTGCCGGTATCTAATGCTCTCAGGGTATTCCATAATTCTGTACCGTTGGGATTTATGATTTGAGCTGCGATGCCGCCAGGGCCCCCATCATTGGTACCAGTCACAGTCACAGTATGGCTTCCGGCAGAGATGTAAACTGATTCAGAACTGACACTTCTCCATCCTTCTCTATCATCGAGACCGCTGGTTACCATTGAAACTCCGTCCACTGTTAAATCACCTAGATTGTCAATCGATAAATTAAAGGTGTAAGATCCCGACTGTGGGAAATTTAAAGTAGTGCTATAACTCAATGTAGTAGCATCACTGATGCCACCAATCCATATACCGTAGGTTGATAAGAAATTGTTCCAAAAACCCGGTGCTTGATTACCGGTGGCATACCAGCCACTGTCTCCACTTTGTCCCGATTGACCCCATCCGCCGGGCACTAAGTCAGCACCATCGCTGCCGGAATAAGCACCTTCGTCTCCGCCCGGCAATCCACCACCAGAACCGCCCAAGTATCCACCACCGCCGCCGCCGCCTCCGCCGCCATCCCAGGGGTGGCCTTGTCCTGCACTACCTGCAGTACTACCGCTTGAACTGTATCCGGATCTGCCTCTTCCGGCACTGCTCCGTCCACCGCCACCACCACCACCGCCGCCTGCAGCCACAGCCACAAGCGATCCATTTTTTAATATAACAGTGGCAGCACCACCACCGCCACCACCACCACTTCTACCAATTGGCCCAGCATTACCACCACCACCGCCATCGTATGTGCTACCACCTTGTCCCCCGGGCCCACTGCCCACGGGAGAACTATAGCTCATATATCCGCCTTGTCCGCCGCCACCGACATAAAATGTCAAAACGTCTCCGGGTACCACATTCAGAGGTCCGTAGATCAAATGTCCTGTATATCCAGCATGTCCGGCATAGGCGTCATTACCGCCACCGCCCCCGCCACCGCCCAATGCCCAAACATTGATACTTAATACTCCCTCGGGCACAGTCCAAGAATGTAGGCCAGGTGCAAGAAAGGTCTGCTCACCGTGAGCAGCCCTTACAGTAAGAGTAACCGGAACAGCGTATGTATTTTTGTCACGTGCGTTGCTATTGACAACAATTTGATCTTGGTATGTACCAGCTTTTAAATTGGCAAGGGTAATAGGCACGCTGACACTGTTGGGATTAAAGCCAATAGTACCAGCAAAATTATCAACTCCTATGTAGCCGCCAGATGTGACGCTGGACACTACAAGATTGGCACCTTGACCGATGTTGGTGAGTTCAATGTTCCATAGACCCGAGTAAGACTTACCTTGGTAGTAGATGTACTCTTTACCAGCACCGGGATTAGTAGTGATATCGCTATAACCGGGCAATACTGTGGTGGTAATGGGAATCACAGTTCGATTGCCGGGCCAGTAAGCAACATTACCATCAGAACCAAAATACCCAACATCGTTGACAAAGGTGATATTACCTGTGCTGGTTCCCAGCACAGTACCATAAATTTTAGCCTCGAGATATCCGGTGCCACCAACGCCCATGGTATAAGGTACACCACCGTTCATGCCCGATAGGGTCAACGTGGTGCTGGTTTTTGCACCGTCGTAAGCAACAACATTGGCAATGGTCAACGCTCTATCGCCGGTATTGACAAAATCTATAAATTTTACAGCCGGATACCAATTTTGGTATACTTCTACTGCAATAGGAGCAGTGGTCACAGTGTTGACACCGGCGGGTGTAGGATAAATTCTTTCCCATACTCCATCAGATCTTTTGGTCCATGCTGTTTTTACTGGCGTCCAGGTGCCCGCAGAGTTTTTATACCAAAGGCTTCTTAAGGGCTTCCATGTGGAACCTTGTTTGATTCTAGTTAGTCCGTATGGTAAATAGGTCATAGGTTAGATTTGGAACCAAAAATCTCCCACTGCACCATCTAACGCTGTGGGAGTCACAGTGCTGACAAATTGGTGACTGCCTTGCCATAGCGACAGTGTACTGGCAGCAATGGCAGCTTTTGTAAACGCTGTGGTTGCTATTCTAGTGCTGTCGTCAGAAGTTGCGGGTGTAGTCGATAGTGGAATTCCTGTCAACGAGGGATCTAGTTTTGGAGCTAATGGAGATACTGCGTTGTTTATGCCATCGTCAACATATTTCTTTGTTGCGACTCCATACTCAGTGGTGGGGTTGCCCACTACTGTGATTAATCCGGTTGATCCGTTGATGGTTAGTGTTGGTGTACTAGTCCCACCAACATTGTTGTACACAGTAACTCCGGCATTCAATACAGTATTATTAATAGAAGCGATCCCGCTCGGAGTTGATTTAAATGTCAATTTACCTCCACCAATGTTGATATTAGCTGCAAAAGAGGAATCAATGTCGTTTCTTGCGTATTGGGAAAGAATGGTTAAACTGTCTGTAATGGCAGCTTTTGTAAATGCTGTGGTTGCTATTCTAGTGCTGTCATTGACAGTTGCGGGTGTAGTTGCAGTTGGAGTTCCCGTCAACACCGGGCTATCCAACGGTGCCAGTGGAGCCACTGCTGTGCCTATGCTGTCGTCAACATATTTTTTTGTTGCTACTCCAAAATTAGTAGTGGGGTCACCCACTACTGTGATTAATCCAGTTGATCCATTAATAGTTAGTGTTGGTGTACTAGTCCCACCAACATTGCTGTATATAATAACATTGGCGTTCAATACTGTGTTGCTGATGGAAGCACTACCAACAGCCGAGTTAAATACCAATCTACCTCCACCAATGTTGATATTGGCTGCAAAAGAGGAATTGACGTCGTTTCTTGCGTATTGTGAAAGAATAAGTAAACTATCTGCAATAGTAGCCTGAGTAAATGCTGTGGTTGCTATTCTAGTGCTATTGTCGGTGATCAAAGTTGTAGTTGCAGTTGGAGTTCCCGTCAACACCGGGCTATCCAACGGTGCCAGTGGAGCCACTGCTGTGGCTATATTGTTGTCAACATAGTTCTTTGTTGCGACGCCTTTGGCAGAAACAGGATCACCCACCACTGTTATCAACCCATTTGCCCCATTGATATTTAATGTTGGTGTCGTTACGCCGCCAACATTGTTGTATACAGTGACATTGGCGTTCAATACCGGGTTGCTGATGGAGGCGGCACCACTGGTGGCTGACTTAAATGTAAGATTGCCGCCCCCAATGTATAGGTTTGCTGCAAACACCGAAGTGATGTCATTTCTTGCATAGTTGGCAGGAGCAATGTTGCCTAAATTTTGACTGTTGGTTGCTGTTCCAATAAAGATACCCGAACAAGCAGTGCTCATGTTGATACCAGTTTGTATTGTGGAGAACCCGGTCAAGGCCACTGCCGGAGTAAATGCCGCATCATTGCTGATGATACTGGTTACTACACCTTTGATGTACATTTTAATTACAACGTGAGTTGCACTGAGAGTGTCTAATATAGATTCAACTATGGCACCAGAAATACCATCTAAATAACTATAACCTGGACCAATGGTGGTCCAGTTGCTGCCATTGAACATTTTAAGTTGATAATTTACAGTGTCCCACCATTCTGCACCCGTGACTGCGGGCGACGGTGCGGTGTCGCCCACTGTCAATGGACTCACTGCCGACCATACGCTACCCGAATATACTTTTAAAAAACTATCAGATGTATCATACCACAGTTGTCCAATTAACGGATTCAACGGCGGAGTATCATAGGAAAAATTTTGTAATAATTTTATAAAATTTTCATTTTGTATCAACCCATAGGTGGCGTAATTTTTGCCAATTAAGTTGATGTCAGTTCTGTTCAACCCAGGATTAACGTCTGGCCCATCAGCAGTGCCATCGGGCAACTGTAATATTATTGTTCCATCAGTTTGGGTAATAGTATAGCTCATTGTTTATCCTAGCTTAAATTTGTCAAGGTTTGTATTCTCACTGTATAGTCAACTTGAATCAATCTATTCAGTGCTTTTTGTACAGGATGAAAGATCACATGAGTCAACAGGGGTCCGGCGTCGGAGGTGAATGTTCCACTGCCCGATACATCAACTGTGCCAGTGGGATCCCGTCCCACCAGTCCCAATTCATCAAATGTGTATGTATCTGCTAGTGTTTGACTGTTGTCAAATGCACTTTGCCCCGCTGGTTCACCGTAGTCTAGCAAGCAACTCACCAATATATCTGTGTAAACTGTGCCGGGAACATGACGAATTTGTATGTAATTTCTTGTGGGGTCTAGGTTTGCACTGGTTGTGTCATCAACAATTTTACTGTAAGTGGGATTGTACAGGTTACTGTTTTGTGTAGTGGTATTGGGCGGCAAGTATGTAATGACCCCGGTTGGATCAATACTGGATCCACCGTTGCCAAATCGCATTTCATAGATGAAATTACCGTTTGTGCCATTTTTATTGGCCAAACAGTAGGCAATGGCTTGACTGATGTTTTCGTAGTGTATAGCGTTTGATTTATCTACTAAAACTTCTTGAGTCGTTGGATCAAAAATTTTAATATGTCCGCGAACATATATTCCGCCCACATCATCTGGTCTAGGCTCGGGTTTTGGGGTTTGGGAGTGTTGAGTTGTGTCTGTCATAGTGTACCTAATTATATCTATATATTTATTGCTTTTTGTCACCACAAAACTGTATTCTTATATTTATTGGGTTTGATGGCTTTTGATAAACTCCGCTTGAGTCGTACTACTACCCGCCAACCCAGATCCGTCAACCACTGTGTACGAAATGCCTGTGGTTTTAGCACTTAAATTAGAGCCATTTCTATAAACATAAGTGTTGGCTGAGATATTAGCAGAGAATGTTCCAGTGATATTGGCCGCCCATAGTGCGATTGTAGTTCCAGTACTGTTGGCTGCTACTATACCCGACGCCCCGGTTGCAAATTGAGTAACAGTATTTCCTGCAAACACAGTGGCATTTGCGGACAATGTTAAAAATTCTTGCGGGTAAGAACTTGTGCTCAAGTTTAACCAACTGCTCAAATGCACGTTGGCACTGCCAGTGCTAGACGATGGTAACCGATAGTGTGCCGATGCATCACTGACTAGAGATCCCGCAGGATGCACGGCAGGTGCTCCGGTACCATCCACTGCACGACGTATCTGTCCCAATACATTGTTGTAAATATCAACAGTGTAATATACAATTTTTTCGCCGTTTATGTAAATTACTCCCGGTACTGCATACGCGGCATCTGGTGTTTGTAATAATCCTGCATTACTTACATATATATCGGTGTCGGTTAAGTTCAAGTTTGCCGTCAGCACCGGAGAAGTTTCCACCGAGCGGATAGCATAGTACTGCGGCCAATAACTAATATCTGTACTAGCAGCATTGGTATTCATGTTGTGAACTATACGATACCCAACGTTGGCTGCCCCAATTTGTGTATACACTGCCATGTTTAAACTATCAAATGTTATGCCCGGTACTAGTTCTTCAGGAGCATGACTACTATAGGTATCGTAGTATCTGCCACCATCAACATTGATGTCCTCGGGTCTAGTACCCAATGCTGAGTCATTATAAAAACTCTGTATATTGGTGTCTAAATATGCAGGGTCATTGTAGTCGTAGTAGACTATGCTGACGTTGGAGCCCAGTGTGATGTCGGGCATCGATCCAACTAAAAATATTGATCCTGGAGTGATATTTAATATAGTAACATTACTTCTAAATCCGGTATCGTTATTAACAACAGATACGGGTAATTTAGGTTGTAGCCCATACATGGTAAAATCAATCAAGGCCAAATTGGAACTATACAAGGTTGAAGTACTGCTGTAATAATACAGTACGTTAGATGAAATATTTGAAGTTGTAGCTCCAAATTTTACACCCTGTACTTGTACACCCGGATACTCTATTCCCGACATTAACTGTGCTAGGTCTAAACTTGGCATGCCCGAGCCAGGTTGATAAGCAGCAGTAATTCGATCGCTGGCATTGGTTAAATTGGCAGTTGCTAATAATGAATACTTTCCATAGTCAAATATATTTGTAACCGATATTGGTGCAGCAATAGAAGTGACTCCATTAATTACAATATTACCTGTACGTCTTATAAAATTACCACTCAAATTGGCCACTGTGATTAAACTGTTGCTGGCAATTGAAATGATTCTAGCATTGGCTGTGGAGTTGTTGCTCTGTGTGATATAGTCGCCCACATTGGCCGAAACGTTGGCAGTTAATTTAAGTGTTGCACTGCTGTACACTGTAGAATTGGCCTGGTATGCACTGCCTTGATAGCTCACACGTGAATTTGCTGTCACAGTGATGTTGGGTTTCCATGCTGAAATATTGCTGGAATATGAGGTTCTATCAAATTTTACGTGCGTGGTAAATGTTCTAACTTTATTGTAACTTTGATCAACAAAAGTGGTATAAGGAACAGCGAGTGGAACTGATGAAACAGTGTAGTATGCGGGCCTAACATTGAGATTTGAGCCATTTCTATATAGATATGCGTTACCAATAAAAGTTCCCGAGTAGTTCCACAGTGATACGACTTTTCCTGAGGAGTCGGAATATACCTCTGCTCGAGCACCGCTGGCGGGTTGGGTAATAATATTGCCTGTATAAGCAGAAAGATTGCCGGTCAACTTCATTGACACTGTGGCAACTCCCGGGCGTATCGATAAATTACTAGAGTCGCTAAATAACCATTGGTTGCTGACAAATGTACCAACAACATCTTTCAAAGTAATAATGTTGCCGGTAGATGCTGTGTAGGCTACCCCCGATGCACCTGTGAGGGGCTGTGTAATAATGTTGCCTACATAAACAACAGCGTTGCCCACAAGAGTTATAGTTTGTAAGGGCACACTGGTGATGTATTGCTCAGACACTAATTTTGGATAACCAGCAGCGTTTATGCCCGATCCATTGATTTGTATTGTGGGTGTAGAAGTATATCCCGATCCTGCATTAACAACATCAAATCTAGCAATAGTGTTGCTGACTACATCAAGTACTGCCTCTACAGTGGCACCTGTACCACCACCACCGATCACTGTAATTGTGGGAGTTGTGTAGTAGTTAGCACCCGAGTTACTCACTGTAACTGCATTGATACTGTAACTGTGATTGTTATTCCACTGGCTATATTGAGGTAATGTAGTTAAACTGTAGCTGTCTGACGGTAAACTGCCATCTGGACTACGATAAGCGTTGATGTTGGCAATATAAGTTGCTGGTATATCAAAGTCTGTAATGTCTCCAGAAAACGCATCACTGCCTTGATAATTAATCAAATATTCACGTATGCTGGTTCTATACGGTTTGACCTCGTTGATGTAATTCTCATAGTATGTTTGGTTGTCTTGAATATACGCTGGGAATTGTTCTAATTTTTTTAGTTGATGTAACACTGTAACAAAGCTGGTTTTAAATATCCAATCCACAGATTTTTGTTCGGTTAGAATGTAGTTGATCAAATAAAAGAACAATCCGTTAAAGTTACCAATCAGTGTGTCGACAAAAATATCATCACGCACAGTTTCAAATAGTATTCTGATCTCGTTGCCGGCCACTGCACTGGTATACAATGTGCTGTCGAATTGAACAGTGCCATTTTCAAGTCCTACTAAATCCCACATCGTACCGTTATAACGATAAACAGCAAATTCACCATTGCCTCTGTTGGCCACTCGAGCCGAATCATTAACGGTTGGGGTTAGAGAAGCTAAATCGGCATAGGTGTTGGCCGAATATTTTATGGTGTCACTGGAGTTGTAGGTGCTGTCGTACCAGTCAGCAAAACTCCAGTAAAACGGAGTATAATAACTTTGAGTGCGAACAGTGGACCATGCTGTTCCGGTCCATGTGTGCATAGTCCATAATTCGTTTTGTGTTTCGTCAGCGATTACTAACACAGTGTAATTTGATAATAAAGTTGCAGTGTTGATGTAGTCCAATTCGGCACGGGAGGCAATAGCAAGATCATACTCAGTGATGTCGGGCTGGGCTTCAGCACTATATAAATTATTGATGTTGCGTTGTTCTACAATAGGATGTTGAATCATTACATTATTGACATACTCGACAAAGTTTTTCAAGGCCAGCATTCTGTCCACAAACACAGTTTGTGTAAAGTCTAATCCAATACGTGTCTGTGGGGATAAATTTACTGCGGGAATTGTATTTCCATACCGGTCCACTCCGGCTAGACTGTCGATCATTTTTTCAACAATTCTATCAGGTATTAAACTATTGCTGTTGCCTTCTTGAACCAGTTGCCATTCGTTGTGTATAATGTTGGTATTAGTGAGTGCATCTGTATCAGCGTGAAACACCACTGTGTTGCCGGCACCAGTTAAGTAGTCACCAATATTATATAAAGCCACAGCATCGTTGCGTAGTACTGCAGCATAGGGTACCGATTGAGCAGTGGGGTTGGCAATAATTTCTTGTAAAATTTTAACACTGTTTCGTCTTGTTGAATTTGTTTCTACAGTGGTTTTATCTTTGACCCAAAAGTAATATCTAGTGCGTACAACTTTGGTTGCTGTATCTACGTAGTTTTCTTCAACATAAGATTGAAATTCTGTATAAAGAGGTACACCACTGCCGGTGTATTGGTCAGGTACAACAGAACTCTCTACCCACTCGCATACTTGCACTGTACTGCCCGGGAACATCTCGCCCCAGTGATTGGCACGATAGGTTAAATTTCCTTGTTCGTAATCAACATACCGAACCAAGCTGGTGTCCCACCAAGTTTTTCCAACCTGTGCAGCGCCCCAGTGAAAGTCAGGGCTGGCTCCGCCTAGGGGGCCAGCTTCGGGCCCACCGCCGGCATTGTAAACAGCCGGGTCGTATGCAGTGATATAGTCTAGGTCTTGTTCGGCAATGCCCAGTAACTTGCCCTTGACTGGATCAATATGATCAAAGTTTGTCAATAGTGTATCAGTGACATTGTTGTATATGTACATTCTAGTAATACTGTCAATGTCCACACGAGGTTGTTCACTGCTGATGATGTCCCATCCCACATTACCGCTGATGTTTTTGTATGTGTAGTAGGTGCCAGCATTGGGAATACTGGTCAATGCTTGGCTCACTGAATCAGTAGTTAGATGATTGCTGTCTCCGGGAGCCCCAACCAATATTGTGTCGACATTCATCGACAATCCACTGCCCAATTGATCATTGGAACTTACTGCATTGTTTTGTAACTGTTGTACCAATACATACTGATCCAATGTACTTGAAGTTAACGATCCTTCAACCAATCCATAAATGTATACTACCCCAGAACCTGCTTGTGTGTCGCTGAATGATGTAGCTTCTGCATCAAACCGAGTCAGCATTTGATCAAAAGTCATTGCTGTGTTAGTTTGCCCTCGACTAGCACTGATTATTAAATTGGTACTATCCACACTGGATGTAAGTTGACTACCAAAAGAGTTAACATCGGCAGCACCAGGGTGCTTGATAGATTGAACATTAGTGTAAACATCGAGTCCAATATTAGCCAACGCTGTTCCTGTGCCCGGGGTAATCAATAATTTTTTGTATGGTATTGCTACATTACTAGTTAGAGTCAACAATCCATAATCCTGTGCTGTTGCGGTGATCCCTGGTATATTGGCCGAATTAATATTAGCCACAATGGATTGCAAATTGCCCACAAGACTACCTGTGGCGTTGGCTCCAAATGTCACCAGTCGTCCGTTAATATACAGGTTATCGCCCACAGTGACTACTGGATCGTATACATTGCCAGTGGCTGTGCCGTAATTGGCACCGTAGTTGGCAAATCTATAAACAACACCACTGTGGTATCCCACTTCGTTATAACCAGGGCTGGATGCATATACATCTGCATCATTACCGGCTATGTGTACCACTGTTCCAAATTGATTTCCACTGCCGGGTATAGTTTCTGTTAATTTTTTTACCAATTGTATCTTGTTGGTGTCGACAGTGATTGTTGTACCCACCACCGGAGCTGCTGTAAATGTCACAGCACTGCTGTTACTGGTGTAACCTGTGGTTACAACATTACCGTTGACTGTTACCAATAAGGTGCTGGCAGTGATCGGGTACTGTGGATAATATGCTGTATTGCCTGTGGCAACAAATGATTCTTGACTGCGATTAAACGTATAAACTGCACCAGCCGATGATACGCCTGCGACAGTTTCGCCTGGAGCACCAACGGCAGTGTAATCGCCCTCGGAGGTGGTGTTAACTACAAGGCCAAATCGTGCCAATATAGCATTGCCTGAAGTGACATAACTATTACCTGTAATGGTGTTGGCATAACTGTAATAACCGTTGGCATTGGCATGATACACATACACATTGCCGGCACCGGGAGCGCCAACATATAACCAAGCACTATCACTACTGGCACTTACACTGTAGCCAAATTGATCTCCGATATTACCGGTGAATGGGCTCGATAATGTTTGTGATAAAGTAAAGAAGTAATTAAGATATGCCCCATAATTGGTGGGGTTTGCTAATATGTATGGATTTAACGTTCCTGTAATCCAAGAAATTTGCCCTGGATCTGTGTTGGTTCCTGCATCCCATTGGCCATAGTACAAGGCATCCAATGGAGATAGTGTCCCAGAATTGTTAATGTCGCCTAGTGGCCTTCCACCAACTGTTGTTGTTTTAAATAAAGTCTTTGCAGGTTCAATATCAACCGACGCTTGTAGGAGGGCAGTAATAACAGCAGTAGTGTTTACAGTAGGAGTACCAGTAGCATCAAATTTATGGATATGCGTTCTACCATACTCTGTGCTTCCGTTGCCGGGATTGCCAACGTATAATAAATTACCAGCAGAATCTAAACTGGCACCAAATAAACTCACACTGTTGGCCACTGGAGCACCAAGATTAGCCACCATGGTAAAGTTATAACCATTGGAGATATTAGAGACAAATGCAATTACATTGCCCTTACCTAAATTAGGCATACTGGCTGCTGCAAATGTACCAGTCTGATTTATAGTCGACACTGTACCAAATCCTGAATTACTGATGTAACTGTTGGCATCTAACTGCATACTGAGAGGATTGGACGTCACACTGGCGTTGGATGTGACCCAAGGTGTAGACTTGTTGTATACCACCCAACCCGCGGTGTTTTGATCTTGGTCAACCCATAATTTATCTCCATCCTGCCATTGATTCAACGGAGTGATGGCGTTCAAGTCTGTGGCTGTTTTTATTCTCAGTGATTGTAATCGGTACAAAACACCCAATCCTGTGATGGTTCCTGCAGATTTCAGCACCGGGTAACTGTTGACATCAATGATTATGTTGAACCTATAATTGTCAACCACAGACGAGACTTGATAAAACCCATCCACTCGGCCGTCAAATCCTTTGATCACAACATAATCACCACGAACTGAACCATGAGCTCGGGTTGTGGTTACTGTAACAGTGTAATCTACATTATAGAACACTGAATTTACCAGTACATTAGTTTCGTTTACGCGATATACTTGCCAACTGGTGGTGATGTTGTCTCGTGCAGCCCAGATTTTGTAACCCGGAGCCACATTGGCCAATTGTGAATTGAGTTGTCCGTATGCTTGTATATTAAATATCTGTGCATCTACATCGGCAACATTGACATATCCAGCAGTTAATAAATCATTTTCATAAAAACTAGAGTTGTCTCTATCTTTAAAAATTGCAGGAGAGTAACCCTTGCTGGACCGGTATATGTCATCGGGATAAACAGCAACGATGTTGTCAGTGGTTGTAGCTCCGTTGTTTAAAAAATTAAACACAGCGGGCTCGCCCGTGAACACACCCTCGCTGAGTATTAGTTCAACATATCTATTGTTATTCAATGCACCAAATTCTCCCACACGCATGGCCCAATCTTCATACAAGTTGACTGTGCTGCTTACACCGTTGAATCCCGCCGCAGTAAATGCTGTGACAGAATTCAGTGTGCCTTTTTGTCTAATAAACCCTTGATAAAATTTAGCCTGTGTGGGAGTATCAATACCAAAGTTTGTCAAGTATTGTCTAGGGGTAAATCCCACTTCGTTACCCACAAAGTTAGCAAAGTCGCCTTGTAATTCTGGGTCATTGAAATTATTATATCTCAATGATTTTCCAGCGTTGTAACTGAAATTTGGCAATAACCCTGTTTGAATTTGATTCTTAGCAAGGCGTTTCCACTGTGCGGGCACAAATGTTGTGGTGGCTGTTAAATTCTGTGTATTGGTATAATAGGTATTTTTGTATACCACCAAACTACCCAACAAATAATCAACTCCAGGTTGCCATGCGTCCACTGCGGCACTGTTGTATACAAAGCCAGGAGGATTAAGAGCACCGGTCCATGCACCAGTTTTTTGTCCCACTAGCTTTAATCTGTATTGTCTGTTGCCCAACTTTGGTGCATAAATTACATCATTAAACACTGTAACATTGTCAAAAATTAACACATGTTCGTATTCTACTACATCCAACACAGCCAACGCTATGGTGCGACCAGATATAGCAGTCAATGTGAATACGTTGTCGGTTCTTGACACTGTGAGTTCGTTGTACTTGATAAAATTAAATTCAGGATCTAAAATTCTAGATTGCAATGGTGCATTTTCTATTTTATCAATAACTCCTTGGGTGTTGTTTACAGTCAAGTGATTCAACACCGGACTCAATATCATAACAGTGCCCACTGCCCACCCTTGCTGACTCCATGCTAAAAATTCTTGAACACTGAGTTTAAAGTCTCGCTGTGTTTCCAAGTTGGGATCTTTATCAGCAAATACAAATCCACTACCAACCAAGTATCTTTCATAACTGATTAAAAAATCCACCACTTGTTGTTTATTGGTAAACTCAAATCCGTAAGGCACAGTGATCTTGTATTTTTGATAGTCTTGATACACTATGCCAGTGTCGTTTAGCACTGTTATGGGATAAGCATTATTATTGGCTAGACTGGGAATAATTGTAAAGTAAGGATTACCAGTGTCGTATCCACTCACGGTATATCCGTTTTCGCTTTTTTCTACTATAACTGCACTGTAGGTGACTGTTTTCACCGGTGTTGATTTATACAATTCCAGTGTGTAGTTTTCTGCTGGAATTACCACACTGTTAGTGGTGCTGGTGGGGCTGGCTTGTTCGGCCAATACTTGTAAAAATGATTTATCACTGTATCCGGCCATTTTATAGGCCAATTGCACAGTAACCAAGTCCAAGTATCCAGTAATTTTGCTCACTGGTTCTATGCCTTGGCTACGTAGGTAATCGGCAATCCAGTTTATGTATCCCGCAACTCGATAGTTGCCTGAGCCCGAACTCTCACCGTTGATGTGAATTGCCCCCGGAGTGATACGTTGTAAACTATCGCTCAATGTATATTGATCTAGAGTTGTATTTTTGTAATATCTAGTGACATCCATCAGTGTACCAAAGAAATATCCCGGCTTGGCTAGAGCAATGGCTTCTTGCACAGCATAAGGATAATCACTGCTACGTCTCCAAGCTGTTTCCACTGGGCCCTGTTGGCCCACTGCATAACTACCGTTGGCTTGGTTGCTGTTGAAAGACTTTACTAAAAATTGTGCTGGGTTACGTAGATTGCCGTTTTCGTCCACAGGTATAATACTCAACAGTCCCGGACGTGCAAATCTTGTGTCGGTGTAACTGTCACCGTTGTTCCATACGTAACCAACTTCTAAATCGCCCCACATTACTAAATTTCCCCCGGTGTAGGGTGCAACTCCATAACGTGTTTCCCACCACTCGGGTTCTTCACTAAAGCCCAACATTTCCCACGGCGCTGTATTGGGAGCTACAGTGTCGTAAAAATATTGATAAATGGCACGCCAAGTTCCCGGCAACGCTTCTCCGTTGACTGTGTCTACGAATCTAGCAAAGTTCCACGTAAACGGATCGTCGCCAACAAAATACGTGTTACTGGTAAAATCGACCCTGTTGGCCCCGACCCATTGTAAAAAACTTTTACTCAATAACCGTGTAAACTCCGCAAGACTATAATCGGTTTCGCGGAATTTACCAGGAACTGTGTTATAGATATTGTCACTGACCAATGTGGTGTCAATTTTAATATTATTGTAAATGCGTAATTCAAATTCCAACAGTAACTGATCTCTAAAATCGTTGAACGCTGGAGTTACACTACCATCATGTCCTTGTATTACATTAATGGGCGTGACGTAAGTTTCATCTAGATATATCTTAGGAGTAAATTTAGGATATAATCCCAACTTGGTAGGAGTATCAGGAATATAGTTTCCGTCTGTGTTGCTGTATTCGTTAATTGTAATGACATCATCCACCGCCAATGCAGTTTTAAATGTGATTCCAGCACGGGTAGTATCAAATACATAGTCCGTGCCTTTGGTTAATTGAACATTGTTGACATACACCAATACTGATTGATTACTCAACTTGGTGTCAACAAATATATTTGTTATTTCATAATCAGTTTGTTCTGCTTCAATCACTTTGTAAGTGATGGTGTTTTTTAACGGGCCATAAGGAACCATATCACTGTAGTACCAAGGAAACGAATTGTTTTTTACTCCGTTAATGGTCAACAGTATAGCGTCCAACATGCCGGGAATATCATCGGTGTTTATATTTTTTAATTTGATGGCCGATTCAAGTATTTTATTTTTAATCCTACCGTAGTTGTGTCTTGCCAGCTCCAGCCCTTTTAAGAAATTAATTTCAGGATCAACTAAAAATAATTCACTGTACAACACCGGGCCGGCATTTTGTAAAATATTTCCGCCTTGGGCTTTGATAGGCCTATCTCTAAGATTGTTGTCGCCAAATGCCGATCCCGTAACTTGATTGCTATTGGACACCAGTGTTACTAAATGATTACGCAATTGACCCAAAGTTAAACTGGCAAAGTTAGCATTTTCTGTGTTGAAATTGAGATTATCGGGCACTTGATAGTGTCCCAAGGCACTGACTGTTTTGCTGTAAATTAGAATATCTATTTTATCGTCAGTGACTAGATCAGGATCAGTTATTTTCACATACAGTTTAACACCGGCCGATACCACTTGAAACTGTGCAGTGGTCAATTCAGTAAAGTTTTTAAATACCTTAAAATATGGTATTGTATTTCTAGCCTCGGGTCGTATGTCTATTTCAAAGTAACGATTTACTCCGTTGTATACTCCGGATATTATTTGATATTGACGACTGGGCTCAACAACTTTGGTCCATGTGTTTCTTGCCGTACCATTCACCAGTCCAGAATTTTTTCTCAGTGTCCCCAAGGAATGTATATTTTCTGTTGTTGCTGTTGAAGCAAGTGTATACGAAAATACATCTGTATCAAAATCATTGTTGAACTGTATATCCCCAACTTGATTAAATGTTCTATAACTTAAAGGGAACCCTAGAATTTGATCATTAACCCCAGTGCCCGTACGGTATGAAAAGATTTTTGTTCCGCCCACTACCGTGCCAAGATTATTAGTAGCAGTGGCAAAAGTAGATAACGGATACAAATCTGTATCGCCAATACTGATGCCGTTGTTATCATACACATCAAACATGGGAGTTTGATTCACTCCAGTTTTTTGCTGTCCAACAATCCAGTCACTACCGTCAAACCAGTATTCTACACCACGGTTGTTGCCCTGTAACACAATTAAGTTATTGAAAGTGCTGATTACACTGTCCTCTGCTGGGCTTAGAGTAACCACAGGTGTTTGATTGATTTCAGAAATACTGATAATGAATATTTGATTTCTCACTGTGGGATCAAAATCATTGGCAAAGATTACACGTTGCCCGTTTTGTAAAGAAACACCGTTTAATTGGAACGTTGTACTGAGTTCTACTGTGTTACGTGCATCAGTTGTAGTCAAATCAAATATATCCACCGGAGTCTTTGCTACACGACCAAAATTATAAAGCTGTAGATCGGCTTCAAATTCGATTATAGGACGATTGGCTCTAACATTTTGATCAAAAACAGGAACATCATTGTTATATTCAGCCGCAGCTTTGATAACGTCGATATGAAACCAACGGTTACTACGTGTCCAAGGATTTAAATCTTGACTGGCTCGATTGATTGTGATATAATCCGGAGATGCAATACCATTGACAGCATAAGGTTCAGGTGTTACAAAATCTGTTTCCGGTAATAATTGTATTGCAGTTCCTACTCCCTCAACATAGTATGTTCTGTTGGCATAAGTGGCAGGAACAGCACTGGCATCAAACTGAATTTTTAAGCCGTTAGTGAATACAACACCGTTGGGACTGGTATAATCTGATTTGCCAACAATATCATCATCTACTTTCAATGTATTGTCGTTGATGTTGACCAAATTAAGTTGCCCAACATAGCCGGCACTTGCTCCGTCTTGATAATATATTGTATCAAGGGGTGCTGTGATGTTTGGAATTTGTTTGTATGTTAAAAATTGTAGGTCTAAATAAAAACTATATTCCGCATAGTTTTGACCACTAGATACATAAATTTTTTGATTTTTTAGTACATTGGTAACAGATATCAAATTAATAACTGGATCAGCAGCCAATGGATCAACCGCTTGGATTTGCCAAACATTTCTACGTGTGGCTCTTGGTATTGTGAGGCCTCCGGCAGTCCAGTACAAGTCGTCAATGTCTTGATTGATAAAAATAAAAGTTTTACCCAACAACTGTGAGCGTACCCCATCAAGTCCACCCAGTGCTGTGAGTTGACTGAGAGTGGCACCTTGAATTTGACTGTAGTGTAATTCGGTTGATGCATCAACAGTGCCCGATACTATGTCGTCGTTGGGATACTTCATATAAACATAATAATCTTGTGCTGTGGCTTGTGGGACTCGAAATGTAACTGTGCCCACATCTGTGCCATTGTTTTCTATTCCCAGTATATCTCTGCTGCTTAGATTGCTTTGATTATTTTTTAACCCCGATGTGCCCGCGGAACTTTGAATCCAAAAAGGGTATCCGGGTTGATTCACTACAAATTTATAAGTACCGCCACGTGCCAAACGCAGTGCTGGATTCTTTGCCGTGCCTGATCCAGAAAAGTGATAAGATCCAGTGCCGGCATCTCTTGTCACTGTGAAAGTTTGAGTTTGATCAACTCCGGCACCAAACACGTCAACTGTTGCAGGCCCGTTGGTGAGCCAATAGTATTGATTAAAATTTACAAATTTGTCAAAATCAAATAAACCATCGAAGCTGTAGGTTTCGGTGGCAAATAGTCTGCTGTGATCGTCGGTTATACCACCACTGTAGGCAATTTGATTAATTAAATCGATGTAACTGCTGAAAAAATCAACTGTACCAGTTTTGTTTTTAACAACCACACTGGGTTCCAACTGATAATTCTGTCTTAAGCCACTGCTTTCGGGCTGGTAGTTATTGGAGTTTTGATACGTGGGTGCAAATTTACGTCCTACATAGGCATTGACTTTTCTTAAATCCGGTGGGGTCACCAATTGATCTAAGGTGGCACCCAAGAATTTACGATTGTTGTCCGTTCTAAATACTTCTGGTAAAAAATTTGCAGTTTTTATTGATGCCATTGCTGTTCCCAATTATACGATGATGTTTGACCCGGCCAAGGTCTGATTAATTTGTGCAGCAGTTATAGCACTGATGATTTGTATATTATCGGCTGTGGCACAGCTTACAATAATTTCATCTGGATTGGCGTTGATCTGCATGAGTCCGCCAAATGCCAACTCAGTACTGGCGGGTACAATAATAATGCTGGCTACATTTGGTGCCAATGCGTTGTGTAAATAAGTGGCCAATTCACTGAAATAAAAGGTTTCACCAAAGTTCCAATTGGCTGTGTCAAAATAAGTATTGATTGCAACAACTACTCCGCTGATTACATCGTTGTCGCTAATGATTAAATTTGGATTTTTAACCACTTTAAATGTGGCTTGCAAGGAGGGGTTGGCCTTGGCACCGAATACTGGTTTATATCTACCAGGATTGTAAATAATTGTGTCACTGAGTGCTTTGTAATTTTCCAAGCTGGTGGCACCAGAACCATAGGCTAATTTTAATTCTTCATTGGTGGGCAATGCTGGCTCAGTGAGAGTATCAGTGGTGTCACGTATCCATGCTGTGTAGTCCGAGGTATATGATGCAGTCAATAAGTACAGGTCCATGATATTATTTGGACTGGGATCTACACGATGTGTGTTTGGACTGTTGTGTCTATATTGGAAATTCAAATTTTGTCTACCAATTTCAGCTATGTAACTGGTAGACTGTGCAAGTGTACGTGTTCCTGCAACAGATATTGACAATACATAAAATTTGTTTTCACTGGTGGCATAAAATACTTGCCCGTTGACATATAAATTTTGATTGGCTAATATAGCACTTTGAGTTGTGTATATTGTTACTATCGATGTGTTGTCTACCGGAGCCGCTGTTAAAAAATTCCCAGCATTGGTGTTGGCATCAGTGACTTGTTGGAAAAATACGTATCGTCCACTGGGTGTGGTATTGGCTATGTTGCTAAAAATATCCGGATCATCAGGAACACCATCGTTATTAACAGCACTAAAGGTAACCAATACCTGTGTATAGTCGATTCTTCCGTCGGCGGTAATGACATTGTCGTAAATATACCAGCGTTGATCCTGCCCCAGTGTTGCGGTTAAACTATCGGGTGCTGTGTTGTTTTTTAATATTGAAACTTGGTCAATCACAGTTGATCCCGACTTGCTGTCAAATACTTTTACTTTTTTATCAAAGTAGAAACGTGTTTGTTCTAAACTTTCAAATACATATTTTAAGTTACGATGAGCTAGATTATAGTTGACCCCGTTATAAGCAAATGCTATTATCCAACTGCTGTCTAATCCAGTTCCCGTGGTGCTACCAGTATTGGTCAGGCTAAACGCAGTGGTGGTGTTCAAATCAGCCGGTGCAATAATCTTCCAAGTCTGTGCGGGCACATCGTATCTAATCCCAAAGTTTTTATAACTTTTTATCAAATTAACCATGGTGTTGACAAAAGTCAAGTTGCTGAGATCATTTTTAAATACAGGAATAATACTTTCAAGCACAGCACCAGTGGGAATATTTTGTGTTATTTGCAGTGTGTTGCTGTTGGTGACCGAGGACACCAATGACCAAATGTATTTTTTATCGTTTGCGTATACAGGAGTGCCCGATACTATTATGTTCTGTGCGTTAAAATAGTTGCCTGTACCGGCTGTAAATTTTAATAGTGCCCCGGTGGTGATGTATTTAAAGTTAGTATTGGTTACATATCCTACATTTTGTATCACAGTGCCATTCACCAAGTAGCCGGAGCTGCTTCCAGAATCAGCAGTGGCTTGAGTCCACGTGGTTGTGGACGCTGGAGCATATCTTGTGTAGTTGGCATAATAAAAATGCTTGACTTCAGTACTGTTTAAAATAGGTATTACTGTGTTATAAATTACGTTGTTTATGTCATTAGTTGATGTAAAACTAAACGTTGAACTGGGTACAGAATTTTGTTGATATAACCATCCGTCGGTGCCAAACATATTGGTGCTGGAATATTTGCCTGTGACATCCAGCACATCTAGATATCTACTGATGCCAGAACTGGTTCTGTTCACTGCCTTGACTTTTAAAATACTGCTGAAGTTGGTATAAGGGAAAAGATTATAGTCTTCACCGGTGATCATTCTATTTTGTGTATAGTACTGCTGTGGTGCTTTCACACGAATATCATCAATCAACTCTCTTGTGGCAGCATTAGTGACAGTGTAGTATAGACTGGCACGCATGGTGAGTGTTTCTACTCGGTTGTTTTTGCTGACATAGTTTATTGCAATTACAATATTTTGCATTTCGTCTGGGGTAATTTTGTAATTTAATCCGTTGCTGACTCGATAAAATAATTGAAAATTGCCTTGTGGAATATTGGCAAAACTACCATCACCAAATACCAAGTCAATTTGATCATTGGCTCTTGTGTTGATTTGATATAGGTTACGACTGGTGCTTTGATTGTAAATGATATTGATGCCGGCCACAGCAGGAACACTGCTCCATATGGAGCTGGGCACTCCGGCGTTGTCTAGTTTGTATAGCCAAACATCTGTGTTGTTGATATTGTCGTAATTGACATTCACCACACGGTTGGGTAAACTTTGCTGTAGATTTAGCACTAAATTGTTCAGTGTGCCCTGTTTAAAATAAACAAAGTAACCGGTGTTGTTGCTGCCATTGCCAAGATTATCGTTTTGATACAAAATATTGAATCTACCACTGGGTGCTGGACTGGCTTCGTACACATAACTTTGTCCCACCGATGTGGCACTCACCGCTTCGAATGCTGTGCTTGTACCTTCTATTGTAGCATTAAAAGTGTAGGTGGGAATAACACCGCCCAACAGGTTAATGCTGTATTCACTGGTTAAAATACCGTTGATGTCTTGTGTGTTACCCGGAGTGCCGATGTTTTGATTGCTGATCAAAGCAGCATTAAATACCGCAGTAAACTGCTCTTGCCAATCCTCGTTGGTGGTGTCGTTCCAATTGATCAACAGGTTGGCTAAATTCAATCCGTTGCTGTCGGTCACACTCTCACTTGTGGTGATGCTGTCAATTTTTAAATAGCCTGCTGCCGGTGTTGTACGCTTGGCATTGTAGTTGATCAAGCTAGCCAATTTTAAAATGCTATCACGTCGTTGTGCTGTGTCAAAAAAACTTTCACGTGCATTTAAATCTGTTCTAAATGCTAGGCTCTGCCCTAAAAAAGCAATCAAGTCAATCAGTGCTATGTACTCTGAACTTTCGGTAAAATCATTGAAATCTTCTGGGTAGTAGTTACGTAAATAATCAATCATGCTTTTGCGTATGGTTTCAAAGTCGTAACTTTGAAAGTTGGCATTTTGAAAACTTTGGTACAGGGTAGTCCAGTCCTGATTTACCAATAAATTTGTTTGACGTGTAGTGATAGACATGCGTAAATATCCCTTATAGAGTATTTATTACAATCGAAAACAACGTATATTATTAGCTATCTTACTGTGAGTCGTTGTGTGCGAGAATCGAACTGCAGGTTCAATGCAGTCAATTGATTGGTGGGAATATACAGTAAATCTACCATTATTTGTATGCCATTTTGATATTCATTAATGGTGATGTTTTGTAAATTGGTACGCGGATCATAACCAACTACAGTTTTTACATCGTCGATGATGGCCTGTCGTACTGTAGCAGTCATGGGCTCAAACAACAGGCTCCAAATAATAGTACCAAAGTCCGGTTGCATGACTTTTTCACCTTTTTTAATATTAAAGTGATTGATTAGATCTTGTTTGATCAAGTCAATGTCAGTGACACGAAACTTTTTGTATCTGTTGACAGTGCTGAATCCTTTGTATAGTGTAGTCATAGTATTG